CGCCCGCCCGCCCGAGCAGACGCACGCCGCAATCGCACGCGAGTTCGGCGTCTCGGCCAAGTGCGTCAGCGAGATCAGGCGCGGCATCACTTGGCGCCAGGCTGCCGGCGTCGCGTCCGTGTTCGTGTGGCGCCCGCCGCCGAACGCCAGCGCCGCGAAGGCGGCCGTTGAGACCGCGCGCGCCCGCGCGTTTTCGGCGCCGGAGCCGTCCTTGGAGGAGAGCCATGAAGCCGTGCAATGAGCGTGAGGCGCACCGCGCCACCGTCGAGTCGTGCCCGCTGTGCTCGGGCCACTGCCTGCAGGGCCGACGCTGCCCGGCCAGCGTGCCGCCCGACCCGGGCGCGCTGCGCTGGGTGCTGCTGGCCCTGGCCGTGTTCTGGGGCATCGTCGCCTGGGGCGTCGTGAGGTGCACGTCGTGATCGTCCTGGCTGTTGACATCGGCATCACGGGCGCCCTGGCCGCGGTGGACGCGCGCGGCAACTGCAGCGTGGCGGACCTGCCGACGCTTGAGATCCCGGGCAAGCGCATGGTGCGCAGGCGCATCGACGCGCGCGGGCTGATGGCGCTGGTCCGCCAGTTCGTGGCGCCTGGCGAGGTGGCGCTGGCGCTCATCGAGGACGTGCACACGATGCCCGGCCGCGTCAACTCGCCGCAGTCGCAGGGCTCGCTGATGCACTCACGCGGCGTGGTCGAGACGGTGCTGGAGCTGGCGCGCCTCGACGTGCGTGCGGTGCAGCCGGCGACGTGGAAGCGCTGGTACGGGCTGATCGGCAGCGAGAAGGCCGACTCGCTCGACAAGGCCCGGGCGCTCTACCCGCTGGCCGGGCCGCACCTGAAGCGGCAGAAGGACCACAACCGCGCCGACAGCCTGCTCTTGGCCCACTACGGGCTGCGGACGCAGGCATGACTCTGGTGCTGCGCCGTCTCGGCCCCGGCAACTGGTCGCCGGTGCGGGTGTCCTTCGACCCGCGGCGCCAGGCCGAGTGGCCGACGCCGATCGAGGCGCGCCGCGGTGCGCGCATCGACCTGTTCGGCGTGACCTATCGCGTAAGCAAGGTGGAGGCGTGATGGTCAAGGCTGCCGCCCCGGTGCACATCGACTGGCTTCAGGTGCTGCTGGACCTGCGCACGCTCGGCTTCTCGTTGCCAGCGGTCGCCGAGCACACGGGCATCCCGCGCGAGACGCTGCGAGGCTGGTATCAAGGCGAAGCGCAGCCGCGGCACGCGCCAGGCGAGGTGCTGATCGGGTTCTGGCTCAACGTGACCGGCCGGGCGCGCGATCAACTGCCCCGTATGACGGCCTGAATCGGGCTAGATTCCGCCTTGCCACCTGCGGCACCATCGCGCCGCTCTACCCCCACGAGGTGCCCATGTCCGATCAGTCCGCCACCGCCGAAGCCGCCGCCGTGCCGACCAGTCGCCTGCGCAAGCCGGGCGCCGCTGCTGCGGCTGCTGCCGCCACCGCCGAAGCCGCCGCGGGCACGGCTGCCGGCGAAGGCGAGGGCGACGAGGATCTGGTCATCGGCGAGGACGCCCGCACGCCCGGTCTGCAGGTGCAGGAGGACGGCTCGATCCTCTACGCCGGCAAGGTGCACCGCCGCCCCTTTACCACGCCGCACGGGACCGTCGTGCCGCCCTGCACCGTTGAAGCGCCGGGCCTGAACGGCCGCCGCTGAGTCATGTGTACCGGGTTTGAGGCGGCATTGCTTGGTGCGGCAGCGGCCGGCACCGCGGTCGCCATCGACTCGGCCGACAGCCAGCGCAAGGCCGCGAACGCGCAGAAGGACTCGATGCTCAAGGCCGAGGCCGAACGCAAGGCAGCCGAGGCGCGCGCCGCGCAAGACGCTCAGATGGCGCGCGCCGACCAGCGCCGCCGGCAGCGTGGCCAGTCGCTCCTGGCCATGGGCGCGCAGGAGACGATGCCCCTGGCCTCGGGCACCGGGGCGCAGAGCGTGCTCACCTACGGCAAGACGACGCTGGGCGGCTGACCAATGGCCGCCGACATCGAAGCGCTCGAGCGCCGCGCCACGGCGATGATTTCGGCCCGGTCCGGGCATGAGACCGTGGTGCGCGACTGCTTTCTCCACTCGTGGCCGATGCGGGCACACGGCTTCGCCGGCGAGGAGATCGACTCGCTGAGCGGCAAGACCAAGCGCGCCGACCTGCTCGACAGCACGAGCACGGACAGCGGCAACGTGCTGGTGGCCAGCATCGTCGGCGGCATGACACCGGCCAGTCAGCGCTGGTTCGGCCTGTACCTCGAGGGCGTCAGCGAGGCCGCGCAGGCCTGGCTCGACGAGCGCGCCGAATGGTTGTGGACGAACATCCACCAGGCCAACTTCGACGCCGTGGCGCCCGAGTTCATCACCGACGTGATCGGCGGCGGCCTCGGTGGCATGTACGTCGACGTTGACCGCGAGCGCGGCGGCTTCTCCTTTGAATGGTGGGCGGCCGGAACGCTGTACGTGGCTGCAAGCAAGCCAGGCGGCCAGGTCGACATCGTGCTGCGCCGCTACAAGCTCAGCGCCGAGCAGTGCGTCTCGCAGTTCGGCGAGGAGATGGTCAGCACCGACGTGCGCAAGCTGGCGCAGGACAAGCCGGACGAGCTCGTCGAGCTGCGCCGGATGATCTACCCGCGTCGCGACCGAAAGCCCGGCAGCCAGTTCGCCAGCCAACTGCCGTTCGCGTCGTGCACCTGGGAGGTGTCGACGCGGAAGCTCGTGCGCGAGTCGGGCTACCACGAGTTCCCGGTCATGGCGCCGCGCTGGTCGCTGCTGCCGAACTCTCACTACGCCGTCGGCCCGATGTTCGACGCGCTGCCCGACATCAAGCAGCTCAACGACCTCGTGAGCATGGAGAACGCAGCCATTGACCTGGCCGTCTCCGGCATGTGGATCCTGGAGGACGACGGCGTGCTCAACGCGAAGTCGGTGAAGGTCGGCCCGCGCAAGGTCGTCGTCGCGGCCAGCGTCGACTCGATGAAGGAGCTCAAGAGCGGCTCGGACTTCAACGTCTCCTTCACGAAGAAGGATCAGCTGCAAGGCGCAGTCCGACGCGCGCTGATGGCGGACCAGCTGGCGCCGCCGACCGATCCGCGCATGACGGCCACCGAGTGGCTGGGCCGCGTGGCGATGCTGCGCCAGATGCTGGGTCCGCGCTTCGGCCGTTTCCAGTCCGAGTGGCTGCAGCCGCTGGTGGTGCGCTGCTTCGGCCTGGCGCTGCGCGAGGGCGTGCTCGGCCCGTTGCCCGACGAACTGCGGGGGCGCGCGGCACAAGTGCAGTACATCAGCCCGCTCGCCCGCTCGCAGAAGCTCGAGGAGGTGGCGGCCATGGATCGTTTCGAGGCCGACATCGGCGCGAAGGTGCAGCTGCGCCCCGATGTGGCCGACCTCTACGACTGGGACGCTGCGCAGCGCCACAAGGCCAAGCTGCTGGGCGTCCCGCTGCGCCTGCTGCCGGACGCACGGCAGGTGAAGGCGCTGCGCGAGGCCCGGGCCAAGCAGCAGCAGCAGGCCCAGCAGCAGGCGCTGGTGCAGGGCGCCGCCGAATCGTTCATCGACGCCGGCGCGCAGCGCATGGCGCAAGCCTAGGAGTCACCCCATGCCGCAGCGACAGCAGTACCCGAGCGCCGTCCGCAATGCCACTTTCGCGGGCGATGAAGTCCAGCTGTTCGAAGACCTCGGCGTCAAGGCCGTGCTCGACGTGACCGCGGTGCCCGGCGTCGACACGGTGCAGCTCGTCATCGAGGAGAACGTCGGCAGCGAGGTGAACGGCGTGCGCGTGGATCGCTGGGTGCAGATCCCGGGCGCAGCCACTGCCGCCCGCTCGGCCGTCGGCACCGACGTGTTGACCGTCTACCCCGGGATCGCGGCCATAGCGAACCAGGCCGTCAACTACGCGCCGGCGTCGCGCGTGCGGGCCCGCGTGGTGCACAGCGGCCCCGGCAACTTCAGCTACTACGTCCGGCTGGAAACGCTCGACTGATGGTCGATGGCAGCCGGCCGGATGCTCTGGCCTACGCGCGCCTGTTCGAAGGCGCGCCCGACGGCCCGGCCATCCTCGAAGACCTGATCCGCCGTTTCGGCGGCTCTCCCTACGTGCGAGGCGGTCTCGACGCCGAGCGCGAGACGCTGGTGCGCATCGGGCAGCGCCGGCCGGTGGACTTCATCCTGGCGCGCATCAACGCCGCGCACGGAGTGCCCGACGACGATCAACCATCCGAGGACGAAGATGCGAGGTAGCTTCGATGACTTGCTCATGGACGCGGGCAGCGGCGGCGCTGCAGGTGGCGTTGCTGCACCAGCGGGCGGCGCTGGCGCTGGCTCTGGCGGCGCTTCAGGCTCCACTGGTGGGGCCGCCGAAGGCGGTCAGCCTGGGAGCGGCGGCACGGTGGGCGGCAGTGTCCTGGCCGCGGGTGCAGCGGCATCCGCTGGTTCGGCTGGCGCTGCGGGTGAGGGCGGCAAGGCTGGCGGCGATCAGCCGGGCGGGAGACCCGCCGAGCCGGTAGCCGGTGCGCCCGGCAGCCCGATCCCCGCGAAGTACCAGGTCAAGAAGGCCGACGGCACGCTCGACGCCGACGCCAGCATGGCGAAGTGGGCCGAGGGGCACAAGCACCTTGAGCAGCGGCTCGGCAGCGGCACCGCGCCGCCGGCCAGCCCGGACGACTACAAGGTCGAGGCCCCGGGCCTGGACTGGGAAGCCTTCAAGTCGGCGCCCGAGAACAAGGCGCTGCTGAAGGCCGCGCACGCCAAGGGCATGACGAACGACCAGCTGGCATGGGCGCTGGGTGAATACGCGCAGCGCATGGCCGCCGCGCAGCCGACGCCCGAGAAGGCGTTCAGCGAACTGCAGCAGGCGTGGAAGACCCCCACCGAGTTCCACGCCAACGCGCGGCACGCCGCGAAGGCGCTCGCGGTCTTCGGCGACACGCTGACCGATCAGGAGCGCCAGGCCATCGACTCGTCGCCGGTCGTGCTGCGGCTGCTGGCCAAGGTGGGCGCGCAGCTGGGCGAGGACTCGGCGCCGATCGTCGAAGGCACGCCGGCCGCCCAGTCCTGGGATGAGCAGATGGCCGCCATCAAGGCTCACCCCGGCTTCATGGACGCGCTGCATCCCGAGCACAAGCAACTGGTGGCCAAGCAGCAGGCGCTGTACGACCGCCGCTACGGCCCGAAGAAGGCGCCCGCCGCGTTCGGCCGCTGACGATCGGTTGTCTCCTCTCGCGGTTGCCGCGGGCTTCAGGCCCGGCCTCACACGCCGGGCCTTTTTTCGGGCTGGATTCCGCCGCACACGCCGCCCGACACTGCCGGCCATTCGATCCCGGCCCGTCATGGCACAGACGGACACCCGGCCAAGCTTCGGCCCTCACGCGCATGGCTACAGCCGGCCCGCGCTGCGATAGCAGGCCCGCGACGAGCGGACACCCTGAACAGGCGACCTCCTCACAGAGACACCTCATCAGGAGCCACGCATGTCTCAGTTCATCACCGAAGCGTTCGCGCAGCAGTTCGGCGACAACTTCCGCCACGTTGCGCAGCAGATGCCCAGCCGCCTCGAAGCCTGCGTGCTGAAGGAAAGCGGCATCAAGGGCATGTCGAAGTCGATCAACCGCCTGGGCCGCCGCACCGCGCAGCGCCGCCTCGGCCGGCACGCCGACACCCCCCTCAACGACCAGCCGCACAGCACCCGCTTCGTGGACCTGTTCGACTGGGAGGACGGCGACCTGATCGACGATCAGGACCGCGTCCGCATGCTGATCGACCCGACCAGCGACTACGTGAAGGCCATGATCTCCGGCCTGAACCGCGCGAAGGATCAGGTCATCATCAACGCGATGGTGGGCGCCGCCCGCACCGCGCCGACGGCGCCGGGCAGCTCGATCAGCACGGTCGCGTTCCCGGCTGGTCAGCGGATCCTGGTCGGCGGCACGGGCCTGACCAAGGCCAAGATCTTCCAGGCCAAGCGCTTCTTCCGCCGCGCCGAGGCCGACGAGGAGAGCGGCGAAGAACTGTTCTTCGTCTACACCGCCGCCGCGCTGGCCGACGTGCTGGCCGACACGCAGCTGACCTCTGCCGATTTCAACGCCGTGCAGATGATCCAGAACGGCACGCTGCGCGGCAAGTGGATGGGCTTCAACTGGATCCCCTCCGAACTGCTGCCCATCGCCGGCAGCACGCGCACGAACATCGCCTTCGCCAAGTCGGGCGTGGCACTGGGCGTCGGCGAGGACGTGATGACCAAGGTCGGCGAGGACCCGACCAAGGGCTTCAACATCCGGGTCTACGCGAAGATGAGCATCGGCGCGGTGCGCATCGAGGAGGAGAAGGTCGTCGCCGTCGAGGCGCTTGAGACCTGATCCACGGCAGCAACCTCCAAGGAGCATCGCAACATGGCAATCCAGAACGCATCCCTGGCCGCCTTCGCGGCCGCGTCGCCGCAGCAGCTGCCCCGCATGAACCAGCAGGGCGGCGAGCTCAACGTGTTCTTCGCGACCGTCACGAACCCCTCCGCGGGCGGCGTGGCCGTCGCCGAGTGGATCTCGTGGGGCTTCCTGCCGCTGGGCGCGCGCGTGCTGTTCGGCTTTCTGACCTGCTCGGCCGGTGCGGCGTCGTCGACGCTGAACCTGGGCGATCCGGCCACGCCGGCGCGCTACCTGGCTGCTTCCTCGGTCGCAGCGGCGGCGAACATCGCGATCAACCCGCCGGCCACGATGGCCAACGGCGCGGCGGGCTTCGACGTGGCCGTCGTCACGCCTGGTGTGGCGGGCGACCAGAGCGAACTGCGCAGCGTCTGCGCCGGCGCAGCCCTGGGCGCCAACCAGAACCTGACGCTGGTGCTGTTCTACGTCACGAACCAGTGAGCGTGAACTGATGGCCGGCCTTCTGGCCACGAAAGCCGAAGACCGGGGGCCCAGCGCCCCCGGTTTTCTTCGTCTCGGCCGCCCGCCGGTGCTGGGTGGTCTTCGCGTCCGCGCCCGGTTCGGTGCGGCCTCCGGCATCCTGGCCAGTGCCTCGGCAGGCGATGCGCCGGCCCCGCTGCCGCGCGACTGGGGCGGCGGAGGTGGCGGAGGCATCCGGACCGACCGCGTGGACATCGTCTAGCAGGGGGCCTTCATGGCAACGGATGTCTCGATCTGCTCCAACGCGCTGCTGATGCTGGGCGCGAAGTCGATCAACTCACTGGTGGAGGCCTCCGACGGCAATGCCGACCGCGTGCGCCTGGCCGCCAACCTGTGGCCCGATGTCCGGGACCAGCTGCTCCGGGATCACCCGTGGAACTGCGCGATCAAGCGCGACGTGCTGGCGCCGGACGGCACCGCGCCGGCGTTCGACTGGTCGGCGAAGTTCCGGCTGCCGGCCGACTTCCTGCGCCTGCTGAGCGTAGGCGAGGAGGGCGCCGAGGAACCGTACAAGCTGGACGCTGGCTTCATTCTGGCCGACACCGACGCCCTGGCGATCCGGTACGTGTTCCGCAACGAGGACGTGGGCAGTTGGGACGCCAGCATGGTGCAGGTTGCCACCCTGCGCATGGCCGCAGCGATGGCGTACGCCGTCACGCAGTCAGCGAGCCTCGCAGATGCCATGGAGCAGAAGGCGGAGCGTGCGTTCAAGCGGGCCAAGTCCGTCGACGGGCAGGAAGACATGGCCGAGATGCTCGGCGACCACCGGCAGACCCGCTCGAGGTACTGATCGATGCCACGCGTCACCCTGCTGCAAACGAGCTTCACGAGCGGCGAACTCTCTCCGCGGGTGCACGGCCGCGTCGACGTGGCGCGATACGCCAGCGGCGCCGAGGAGATCACCAACGGCCGAGTGATGCTTCAGGGCGGCGTGATCCGCGACTGGGGCACTCGCTTCGTGGTGCCGACGAAGGACAGTGGCGCCAAGGTGGCGCGGCTCCTGCCGTTCATCTTCAACCGGACTCAGGCGTACGTGCTCGAGTTCGGCGATCTCTACATGAGGGTCTTCCGAGCTGACGGCACACGTGTCGAGACCAGCCCGGGCGTGGCGTACGAGATCGCGACGCCGTACACCGCGGCGCAAGTCGCAGCGATCGACTACACGCAGGGCGCGGACACGATGTTCCTGTGGCACGAGGCGGTCGCGACACAGCGCTTGGTGCGGTTCGGGGATGCCGACTGGGTGATGCAACCGCTGCCGCTGATCGAGCAGCCATCAGACGAGATTGGCGACCGCGTGGCCCAAGTGGGCACGCTGTCTGCGACGACCGTCGGCGCTGGGCGGACGCTCACCATCCCGTCGGCGCTGTTCCTGGCCGGCGACGTGGGCCGCACTGTGTCCAGCGGAGCAGGGCTGGCCACCATCACTGCGGTAGCCAGCGGCACCAGCTGCACCGTCACCATCACGCGGTCGTTCGCCTCCGCGACGCTGGCGTCGAACGGATGGGTGATCGGCGAGAGCCCCCGCGTCACTGTCACGCCGTCTGCCACCGGCCCGGTCGGCGCCACGATCACGCTGACGGCCTCGGCGGCAAGCTGGCGCAGTGGTCATGTGGGCGGTTACGTCCGCATGAACGGCGGGCTTGTACGCATCACCGCGGTCACAACCACTACCGCGGCCGACGCGGTGGTGCTGATCAAGCTGGCTGATGTGACCGCCGCGCCCGCGGACGCTTGGGCGCTCGAGCTGCCGGTGTGGAATGCCGTGGACGGCTACCCCCGCACCGGCACGCTGTGGGAGCAGCGGCTCGTGGCCGCCGGCTCGCCGCGTTTCCCGCAGACGGTGTGGGGTTCGCGGACGGCCGAGCCGTTCAACTTCTCCCGCGGCGTGGCTGACGACGATGGTTTCGCCTTCGCGCTGCAGTCCGACGAGGTCAACCCGATCGCCTACATGGCCAGCGGGCGCACGCTGGTCGCGCTGACGCTGGGCGGCGAGTTCACGCTCCAAGGCGGCATCGAGAAGCCGATCGCGCCGACCAACGTGCAGATCCGCAGTCGCTCCAACCACGGCTGCGCACTCGTGCGGCCGGTGCGCGTGGCGCGCGAGGAGCTGTTCATCCAGCGCGGAGGGAGGAAGGTTCGCGCGCTGTCCTACAACGCGACGAACGACGACTACACCGCCCCGGATGTCTCGGTACTCGCCGAGCACCTGACGGCGCCCGGGATCGTCGACCTCGCCTACCAGCGCAGCCCCGAGCCGTGGGTGCACGCGCTGCGCAGCGACGGCCGGATCGCCGGCTGCACGTACGACCGGCAAGACGAGGACGTTGTCGCTTGGGTCACGCGCTCCACCGGTGGCGGAAGCGACGCCTTCGAGTCCATGGCGGTGGTGCCTGACGCCAGCGGCAGCGAGGCGCTGTGGTGCATCGTGCGCCGAACGGTCAACGGCGCGACGGTGCGCTACGTCGAGCGCTTCAACAGCACCGCCGCATCGGACTGCGAGGTCACCGGCACCAGTGTCGGCGGGCAGTCGGCGTGGTCTGGCTTGTCGCACCTGGAAGGGCGCTCGGTCGACGTGGTGGCCGATGGCAGCTACGCCGGCCGGTTCACCGTCTCAGGTGGAGCGATCACGCTGCCGCGGGCCGCCAACTCGGTGTCGATCGGGTTGCCGTTCACCCTGCGCATCGTGCCGCTCACGCCCGAGCTGCAGATGGCTGACGGCAGTGCGCAGGGCAACAGCATGCGCGTTGCCGAGATCTCTCTTCGGCTGTTGTCCTCGGTCGGCGGAGCGATCAACGGACAGCGTTTCTCGGCGCGCATCCTTGACCAGCCCGCGGTGCTTGACCGACCCATGCCCAGCGTCACGGGTGTCGTGCGCATCGAAAGCCTGGGATGGGACCGCGGCGACGCGCCGCTGGTGATCGAGCAGCCCGATCCGCTGCCGTTCCATCTGCTGCAGCTGATCCGCAAGGTGACGGTGAACTCGTGAGCGTGCGCGCCGCTACCCTGGCAGACCTGCCGCGCCTGGCGCAGCTGGGCCTGCGCATGCATGCCGAGTCCCCGCGGTTCCGGCGACTGCGGTTCAACGCCGACCGGCTGGCCGCGCTGCTGGCCCGGGCGGTCGATCATCCCGAGATGCTGCTGCTGGTCGGCGAGCTCGGCGGCGA